GGGAACAAGGCTGATGAACGTGGCGAGGATGTCACTGATCAATTCCCTGAAGTCGTAGAGGAAGATGGGGCTTACAAGGTCTTCCGTAAAGGGGCCTGGTTTCATATCTACGATGCGAATAGTGCTGATGCACTCAATGATAAGGGGATCAAGAAAGCCAAGGTAGAAGCCTGGTTTGCCTCCTACCTTGAGGAGTAACATGCCTCACTGGTCTCCCGGTCCTATCTGGCATCAGGAAGATGCCTACATCATTGGTGGTGGTGCCTCCCTCTCTTCGTTCGACTGGTCTCTCCTGAGAGGGAAACATACCATCGGGTGTAATAGCGCCTATTCCCTAGGTGAAGCCATTTGTGAGATCACCATCTTTGGGGACCTTCAATGGTGGGAGCGGATCGGTAAGAAGGGAATGGAGAAGATCGGTTACAAGGGTCTCGTGGTGGGGTGCTCTCCACGTCTCCACAATGACAACACCCCTTGGCTGCTTCGCATGGAGCGGAACAAAACTAAGTGGCTCGGAACAGATAGTCTGTTGTGGGTAGGTAACACGGGCGGTCTTGCTATCAACCTCGCTCTCATACTCGGCGCTAAGCGGGTCTTCTTGTTGGGCTTTGACATGACCCTTCTTCCACGGAAGGACCCGACAACAGGGAAGGAAGAAGATCCGAAGCCTAGAGCGAACTGGCATGATCTCCGGTATGAGCCTGAGAAGAAGCAGGTATATAAACGATTCGTGAATGAGATGAGGCATATCCCAAAGAGCCTGAAGAAGGATTACCCTGACAGGGAAATCATCAACGTCTCTGATGGCTCATCGAAGTTGGACCTCTTCCCTACGATCAGCATGGAAGAGTGTTTCAGGAAGGTGGCTGTATGAGCCTTGATCTTTCCAAGTTCGATCTAGTCAAACTCAAGAAGGATGTGAGCGCCGCACTAGCAGATGGCATCTCTGATCTTGTTGAGGGATCAAAGGAGGATGTCAAGCTCTTCACTGACGCCATTACCAAAGACATGCTGGAAGCGTCTCTCACAGGGAGAACGGATCTACTGACTACGCTTCTAGATCAGCTCAAGGTAGTGGGAGAGATGAACAGGGTTCGTGTAGAAAACCATACATGGATTGTGGTGCACAAGGTCATCAAGGCCATTTTGGAGGCAGCGGCAGCAGGCGCACTTGCTGCCTTGTTTTGAGGCTCTAGGAGGAGGAAACGTGGCTAAAACGCCTGATATCAAAGCAGAGGTGGAGATTACTTCACCCACCAAGCCTGGTGTCAAGACTACTGAGTTCTGGAAAAGCATTGCCGTTCATCTTGTTGCGCTTATGGTAATCGCTTTCGGGATATTTAAGGGCTCTGATGGGCTTGTCGGATTTGGAAGCATTCTTATGGGCCTTACACAGGGTTCCTACAACATAGGGCGGAGTATGGCTAAGAAGGGTGCTAGTGAAGCTGTAGCAGCTCTACTGAAAGGAAGGGATGAATGAGAAAGCTCTTGCTGAGCCTTGTTCTGCTGACTGGCTGCGGAACGCCCGGCTATATCAAGGCAGAAGCCATAGAGGGGACCGTCATGGGGCTCATTCAGCGTCACGATGCCTATGTGGACAAGGATGACAAGCTCGATGATCTAGAGAAACGGATTTTCAAGAGGGATGGAGAGCTACTCAAGAAGCTCTTCAAGGATGCGAAGGAACCCAAAAAAAAGAAGGAGAAGAAAGAAGACTAGATGGCGATTCGCACTACAGATGCCGCTGTCCAAGGGATCATTGACCATGACGCTACCATCTCTCTGACTCCGTTCATTGAGGCGGCATCGGCTGTGGTGGATGACAACCTTGTTGGTGTAGGACACTCCGCTACCAGGCTTGAGCAAATCGAACGCTGGCTAGCTGCGCACTTCTACACCATTCGGGATAAGGCTGTGGCACAAGAAGGTGCGAAGGGAGTTTACCAGAACTTTCAATGGCGTCTGGGACTCAATATGTCTGTCACCATGTATGGGCAGCAGGCGATGCTTCTAGACAATACAGGGACTCTAGGTGCTTTGAGTAAGCGGATGGAGGCTGGGATAGGTGGCTTCAGGCTTGATTGGGCTGGGACTGGTGACAGCCTTGGAAACGATACAACCAAATGACAGAGGGAAAACAACAGGAGTTACTAGCTCGAATCGATGAGCGAACTGAGCGTCTACAGGAAGACTTTCAGAGCCTTCGACAGGAGATCGTAGCTAGCTACGTGACTAGAGCGGAGTTTGATCCAGTCAAGAAGATTGTCTATGGGATGGTGTCCCTTATCATGATCTCGGTAGGCGCTGCAATCATCGCATTGGTGGTGCACAGTGTCTGACATTTTCCTACCCAACGCAATCAATCAGGTGGCTGTCTATTGGGCTCCTGCTGCGCAGACCACAGACAAGTATGGGCAGCCGCTGTGGGCAGAGCCTGTTCAGATCAACGTGAGGTGGACTGACGTAAGCATCCAGTTCTTAGACTCTGAAGGGAACACGTTGATGTCTACGGCAGAGGTGAACCTAGATCAGGACGTGGAGGTAGGTGGAGTTCTCTTCTTGGGTTTGTTGACCGCACTCACTGACAGGGACAACCCTAAAGAGAATCTTAATGCATGGGAGATCAAGAGGTATGAGAAGCTCCCTACTTTCAAGGCCACCAAGTTTTGGAGAGCGGCTTTTCTCTGATGGCTATCGTAGCGGGACTAAGGGGAGTTCAAGAAGTCCTTAAGAACATGAAGAAGGCAGAGAAGAAAAAGAAGAAGGGTCTAGAGATTGGTCTGGTGAAGGCTGGGCTACTTCTCCAGCGTGCTTCCCAGCAGATAGTCCCTGTAGACACAGGAGCGCTCAGAGCCTCAGCCTTCACTCGTAAGGAAAACAAGGGGCTGAAGACCTCCGTTCGGGTTGGCTACACGAAGAACTACGCTATATTCGTGCACGAGAATCTAGAGGCGAATCACGCACCAGGTAAGACTGCTAAGTATCTGGAGAGGCCCGCACGAGAGAAAGTCAGAGAGATGTCTGAAGTGATCAGAAGGGAGATTGATAAGGCATGACTGACACTCTCAGTGATGCTCCTTCTCTGATCCTGGCGACTCACTTGATTGATCAAGCTGTGTTCACAGAGCCTGATCAAGAGGCTGCATTTCCACTCTTCATCAGCTACCTTCCTGACGATGGAGTGCCTGATGATGCAGCAGCCATCTACGACGCTGTAGGAGTCAAAGACGGCCGTCTAATGAGTTCGGGTAAGTCAGTCTTCCATCATGGCTTGCAGGTCCGTATACGCGCTCTCTTGCATCCAGACGCATGGACCAAGGTCAAGGATGTTCAGGTGGTCCTAGACGCCATCAACCAGACTACCGTTCTGATAGGTGGCTCATCAGGGAATCAATACCTTCTTTGGGCGGCTGCACAAACAACCCCACCTCTTTTCATTGGGGTGGAAGATGGGACCAAACGTAGGCCCCAATTCACTATCAACTTCTTGGTTACTCTAGAGGAGACTTAACCATGGCTGTGATGAACGATGGCTTTAAAACTACCATCTCCTTCTCTGGTGCTGGATCTGCCATCACCTTTGAGGAGAAGGAGGTAACCCCTCCTGGGCTCTCAGCAGGAGGTGCGATTGATACCTCCACGATGCAAAACACAACGTGGCGCACTATGCAGCCCAAGGCCCTGAAGACGCTTTCAGAGGCTACGGTTGTGGTCGCTTGGGATCCGATCTTCTACACCTCTGTGCAGGCGATGATTGGGGTCAACCAGTCCATCACGATTACTTTCCCTGATCTTCAGACGATCACATTCTTTGGGTGGGTGGATGAGTTCACTCCTAATGCGAACGTTGAAGGGGAACAGCCCACAGCGGAAATCACCATCATCCCAAGTAACACCGACTTGGCTGGTGTTGAGAGCAGTCCTGTTATCGCCTAGTGAATAGGCTTGTTCTAAATCTGACATGAAAGGGAAGGCAGATGGAGGAACTCAAGTTTGATTTGAAGCTGAAGGAGAGACGTGTCACCCTCAGGGATCCTGATGGGAATGATAAACTCTACTATCTTCGTGAGTTGATTGGGAATGATCGGGATACCTACGTTGGGATGATTCAGTCCCGACTGAAGTTCGATGTCGATAACAAGCCCACCACTCTCTCCTCTTCGGAAGGGCTAGCTAAGAAACTCGTTTCCCTCACTCTCTACAAAGAGGATGGGGGAAGAGTTTCTATGAAGGAGGTTGGGG